TTGTTTGCAAGCGATTTTTCTATATCGGCTTTGTTCTGCACAACGGTCTGCCTAAGCGAATTAACACTGTTATACACAGTGCCGCTTGTAACATAATTTGGGCTGTTTGCCGCAGGCACGGCATCGAATGGCTTTTTGTCAAGCTTATAGCTAAGCGCCTTGGACACATATGTTTTTGTATATGCGTCCTCAATGCCATACCCTGCCAAGGTTGTCGCCTTATCCGCCTTGAGATTAACCTTTAAACTTACGCTTTCATCAAGTTCTGTTATTTCATTATCAATGCCAGTAAGTCTATTGCTCAAATTCTCATATGTTCCACGAGCGTCATACACTTCTTTAACTGTTTCAGCGATAGTTCCATATGTTTTCTCTGAAATTTTAGCGCTATCAGCGATAGAAGATGTCACTTGAATCTTGAGCGGAATAGGTGTATTTACAATCACTGTTCCGTCTTTTACAATGTTAAGTTCTATGCTGAGATATCCATATCTGCCATTGAAATTCTCAAGTGGAATAGTAACTATATTGTTTGTGACTGTGCAATCAACTGCATTATTGACTAAAACATCATCAATAACAAAAATCGCAGTAACTGTGCAACCGCTTATATCGAGTTTTTCTCCACTTGCAATTATCGTTACATCAAGATATCTTGTCTTTTTGTCATTAATATTGACAATACCTGCAATTCGCTGCTCGTTGCGACTGTTGATGTCAATTGTAGCAGGAATATGTTTAAGTTTCATTATCTTCTAAATCTCCTTTTGATTTTTAAAAAATCAGACATTTTGAGATTAACTTCTCCTATGCCGATTTCTGTGTATTTTTCGCTAATGCTGTCATATACTGTTTTTGTGATTTTGCTTTCAATTTCTGAACCATCTTTATGCAACACTATTACTTTGTCGCATAGCCCACAATCTTTTAAATTTGCAAGTTCCGATTCAAGCGTTACACTAATATTAACATATTCAGTAACTTGTTCAGTATTTTTTAAATATTCTTCAACTGCATCTTTAAGCATATTCCTAACATCGTTATATCCCAAACCTGTTTGAGGATTTACTTTTGTTTTTGTAATTTTACTTGTGCAATCAAATAGATATGTCTTTTTTAAAACTGCATTCAAATTAGTTGTGTAAAGTTCTGTTGCAGTTACTGTAACTTCTTTACCCTCTGTTGTTTCGCAACGAGCATATGGCATAATGTGTGTATAATATTCATTGATTGAATTAATTTGTTTAAATTCTGATATATTTGAGCCAAAGATAAGTCTATGAGTGCCTTTACCTCTGCTTGAAAGCAGATTGACTGTAAAGTTATTACACCACAATTCTGCTTTAAAAACTGATGTCAAACCTTCTCCGTCGTTAAGTAAAATATTTTCAAATTTTTCAGCTGAATTAAAGCCAAGTGAAAATTCTCTTTTCAAGTTTATATTAGAATTAAATTCAAACCAACTGTAAGGAATATCTTTGTACCATACTTCATATTGAAGATTAGAAATAATTGAAGCAGGATCATCATCTTTTGAATAATTAAAATACATAGGTACGGTACCGTTTTGAAAGAATAATCTTGATATATGACTTCCTGATACAGTCATATCGCCATATTTATCAATTTCTATTTTTTCAATATAGAATACCTGTGGTCCATCTTGTGAATTAGCTTTTGCTTTTATGTAAGCACCATTTTTGACTTTATCAATTAATCTATCTGTACTTTTAATCTTTGCTTCAAATGTATATATGCCATTGCGTTCTTCTGTTACTAAAAATTCAGTACATTCAGTAATAAATCCGTAGCCGTTAGTGTTAAATGATTCTGTAGAATTTTGAAGACTGTCATAAAGCAGAGGATACATTATAATCGCCTCCACCGTGGTATAATTTCAATTGTATTGAAAGCATTACTTTTTTGAGATAGCAATTTAATTGTATTCCAACCGGGGTGTAGCTTTGGGAAATAATTACTTGCAATGTAATTATTCATATCTGACAATCCACAGTAAGCTGAATGTAGTTCTGAATCAAGTTCAACAATGCTTTCACTGTTTGTAAAAACAGTTTTTATTTGCATAAGTGTGTTATTAATTTCTAATGATACATCTTGATTGTAAGACAATTTTATATATGGTTCAGAAGCAAATTTTTCAGGATTATAAATATTGATTTCTGCTGTGGATGATGCGGGTAAGTTATACATTATAGCTTTCTGCCCTTCGTCACTATACCAAAAAGGTTGTCTTGAAAAATTTAAAATTGTTGATACACATTTATCTGCTTTATATTCTATTTTATCAATACTCTTACAAATTGCTTTTGTGAAATAGCCATCATTATATGTATCTCGCAATTCTTTGTACGTGCAATCAAAAGTTGCAAATTCTTCTGCAAGCATATGTATAAGAGTTTGAGTATTATTATATACAAGCCAAGGAAGACTGTTGATTTCATACGATACATCTATATTTTCGTAATAACCATTATCGCTGATTATTCCACCGTCTTTGCCATAAATGTCGACAATATCAAATTTGCGACTTGCTATTTGATAAAAAGGTGTGCCGGCTATACAAAAACCAAGTTTGCGTAAGCTTGTACCATTGTATTCTAAATTATGCATAAATTCACCTCTAACATTCATTGCTAAGTGTGTCTATAATTGCATTTGAAACACGCTCATTGAAATTATCAATATCTAAGTCCGTATTTATGTTTACATCACCGTAGTAATTTAATTCAACCTTTGGAGAATGTGTTACAACTTTATTTGTAGTTCTTGATGCAACATCATTATCTAAATTTCTGATGTTATTAAATTTATCATTTAATATATCAATATAGCTAACAGGTTTTACAAAATCAAAGCTACCAAGCATAGAACTTGCAAGATTTTCTGTGCTTAGTTTTACTTTGTTTTTATTGTCATTGATACCTATTACTAAACCTTCTGTAAAATAACTGCCTATTTTTTTAGCCTCTCTCGACGGAGAATTAATGCCAAGAATTTTTTTAACTGCACCAAGTGCAAGTCCGCCTATGCCTGTAGCTGTGCTCCATACATTCTTAATAGCATCGCCCAACGAAATACCATTAATAAAACCTTGAACAAAATTATTACCTGTGCTAAACAGAGATATACTTCTAACACCATTGCGAGTGCTTTTACCAATTCTTACTCCAGCTTCTCTTGCAACGCCACTGTTTCCGTCAATACCTGATGCGTAATCGTTAACACTTTTGCTGCCTATTTTGACTCTTTCATGTTGGTCACTTGCAAAACCGGACGAACCTTTTTTTGATACTTTATTGGCTGATTCATATACTGTTACAGAATTTTTATCAATACCATCAGCTACATTACTCGTTGCTTTTTCTCCTGTTTCAAGTGAATTTTGACAATATTTATTATATTCATCTTCTGCTGCTTGTAAAAGTAATTGCATATTAGTAAGATCGTCAGCAGTATAGTAATCTGTTTTTCCTTCTGCAATTGCTTGTTGAATTTCAGTAAATCTCATACGATAGTTTACGCATTGTTGCTTAAGTGTTTCTTCTGTTCCTGATTTTGCAGTTATAAAATCATTTTGAATTTTTCTTAGTGCATCAGAAGTATTTTCTTCATTTTCATTTAAAATTGCAGTTTGTAGATTTTCGTAATTATCTATAGTTGTAAGATATTCTTGCAAAGTCTTCTTTGAAGTTTCTAACTCTTTCTTTTTTTCTTGTTCAAAATTTTTTGCTGAATCTAATTCTTTTTTGCCTTGATCAACTTTAGCGCTAAGACCAATGATTTTTGACATTATAGGTCCTTTTTCTTTTGCTCTTTTTAGCTGTTGCTCTAAAGTCATTAACTCTATTACATCTTTATTGTATTCAGTTTGTACTTTTGATGTACCCCTTTGAGCACTTTCATAAGCTGCTTGAGCACTTTCTACATTATTTTGTGCTTCGCTTTTGTTTGTAACAGCTTCATTGTAATTTGATTCATATGCAGATAGAATATTGTTAGCTTTTTTCTTGTCGATAACTTCCTGAATAGTGTCTCTAAGTTCTTTGTAGTTTTCTATAACATTGTCATTCAATGTTATTTCTGTTCCGGTTAAATCCCTAAGCTTTGTAGTGATGAATTTTGCTCTGTCTTCGTAACCCTCATTTACTTTACCGTTTTCATCAACTATCTTTTTAAGTTCTTCCCATAAGTTATCATAATATTGATTTTCGCTTGTTGCTTTATTTACAGATTCGTTTCGTTTATCAATAAAATTTTGATAACTGTCTGTGAGTTCTTTGTTTTTTTCTTTTGCCACATCTATTTTTTCTTGCCATTCGTCTAACTCTTGTGAATTGTCCCGGCTTGCTTCGCTCCAAGCATAGATAGTGCCTATGAGTGTTGTCGCTATTGATACTACAGCACCGATAGCATTAGCTTTTTGTGCAAGATTTAAGCCCTCTTGAGCTAAAGCAGCCCCTTCAGTAGCTGTTTTTAACACTTTATAAGAATTAACAAGCTGTGACGTAGCTGTAATTACTGCTGATGTTTTCTTGCCTATCCAAATGCCTGCAGTAAGAGAGCCGACAGTCTTTAAAACAGGAATAATTTTATCTGTATGTTTAGAAGTAAAATCACAAAGACTTTTGACTTCTGGAAATAATGATTTGCCAATAGGGTTTATTATGTCAGTTTGTATCGTCCTGCCAAGTTCTTCCCAATCGGATTCGACATCGTCGTATTTGATGTCTTTAATTTTTTGCATTGAATCTTTTGTTAAATCAGCTGTACCGTTGATTTCCATTAACGCTTTAACACCATCGGCGCCAAGGTCTTCCCACATCGTGCCAAATAAATCTACACCCACTTGATTCTGCTTGATCTTATCATCCATGTTAAACAATTCTTGCAGAACTTCTTGTGTTGCTTCTTTCGCAGTATCACCACCGGCAGCAAACTTTGCTTGTAACTCTTCAATAGTGCCTTTTGCACCATTACCAGCTGATTCTAAAATTTGTAAATTTGTTTTTGCTGTTTCAAGAGCTGAACTGTATTCTGCTATTTTGTCTGCGTTCTTTTGCTTTGTTAATTCACTTGTTTTTTCGTTAAATCCAGCTTGTTCAGCTTTTGCATACGATAGATTTTGCTCAAGTTTAGCTATTTCATCTTTTGCTTTCTGTATTTCTTCTGCTGATGCTTTAACTCCATATCCAAGTAGGTTAAAGCCTTCTTGGGTTGATGTAGAAGTGTCTTTAACTCTGATTCCAAACTCTTTCATTGCATCACCGAGTTTATCAACACTGAATGTACCCGCTGCGGTGCCGTTTACAAGTGAGTTAATAAATTCGTTTGCATTGTAACCCATTTGCTGATAATGCACGGAATATTCATTAAGAGTGTCAAGAAAATCACCGTTTTTATCAAGCCCACGCTGTGACCCCTGAACTACAAGATTAAAAGCCTCAATTGATGATATTCCAAACTGTTCCATAAGCATATTAACTGCTCTTAACGATTCTGGTATATCATAACCAAATGTGTCTTGTAAAGTATATAGATTTTCTGCAAGTTCTTTCATTTTGCCCGGATCTGTTTCGCCGGTAAACTGTTTTATTTTAGCAAGTGTATCAGCTATTTCTTCTTGTGATTCGCCGAAGTTGTTTTTATAAATATCATTGATTACGCTTTTATATTTTAATAATTCATCTTTTGTCAAACCTGTTTGAGCTTGTAATGAATTGAGCGCCTTTTTTTCGCTGTTAGCACTTGTTATTGCTGCTATTGCAGAACCACCCACAGCACCTAAAGCAGCACCTATTCCAGCTGCTGTGTCGGCAAGAACATCTTTAAGTTCTGATGCGGAACTTTTTACATCGTCAACCTCTTTTTTGAATTTGCTTAAGTTAGTATTGTTGCTTTTGTCTTCAAGTTCTTTAAGGCTGTCAGTTGTTTTGCTTGTTTCTGTTCTGACATCGCTCATTTCGCTTTCAAGTTGCTTCATATTAACAGCTTTTGCACCTGCTTCTGTGTCAGCAAGTTGCTTTTTAAAGTTTTCAAGCTGGCTTTTAGTTTTTTCAACTTCACGCTGATATGCTCGGTATTGGTCTGTTGAAATTTCGCCGTTTTTAGCCTGCTCTTTTACTTGTTCTTCAACATCAACAAGTTCTTTAAGCGCATTAGTACTGTTATCAATCTGTTCACGCAAAACATCTTGCTTTTGAGCAAGCAAAACAGTATTATCCGGATCAAATTTAAGCTGATTGTTAATTGTTTTCAGCTCGCTCTGTAATGAGCGTGATGAGGATTGTATGTTTTTTAACGCTTTTTGCAAATCTGTTGTTTCGCCCGCAATTTTTACGGTTATGCCTTTAATAGTTGAAGCCATATATATCCTCCAATCTCTTGTAATTACTCATCCATTCAGAATATTGCTGATAAGTAATACTTCCATTATTGTATTTTTCTTCAATAAAAGGTGCTACAGATTTAAGTTTTAAATACTTTTCCTCATCAGCATGTATATTATAATTATTTTTGAGTTTGTAGTAAGTATCAATATAGTCTAAAATAAAACCAATAGAAAAAGTTTTCGTGTCAGCGACAGTCAGACCGCATTTGACGGCATAGGATAAAATTTCCTGTGCCGTCATTTGTACTTTCACACTGCTGCCGCTGTTGCTTTTTTTGAGCTTGTTTTCAATGATTCTACAATGAGGTCAACAAGGGTCTGTGCTGTTGATATTACTTCTCCAATGCTATACTGCTTTGAAAATTCTTTGATTGGTTTTATTGTATCGTCTGCAGATTTAGCCGCTGCCCATAAAATGCGCACAGTTGAGCTGTACTGTACTTTATTTGGATTAGCTGTCAACATATCGACATCTCTTAAAAAACTGCGATTCTTGAAATTGTCTTCGTAAATAAGCATAGTATATGCAGACACTTCAACTTCAAGTTCTTTCTCACCGACTTTAATTGTTTTATTCATTATACTTCTCCTTTTACTGTTGGAGTTACTACCGATTCAGGTAATGTGTCTTCATACGATGTGTATCTTACAAAGTCATTGTCCGGGCGAGGTTTTGAGGTGATTGTAAATGTCGGAAACTGCGGATCAAAGTTACCCTCTGATGTCTTGTCGTTGCGTGTGGCTCTTGTAGATGCAACGCAGTCGAAGTATGTGTCAATTTCATAGAGTTTGTCGCTGTCATAACGCTCTTTAGCAACAAGCAAAGCAAAGCGAGGCAATACGCTGATTCCGCCTTTTTCGATAAATCCACCTTCGGTTGCCTCAGCATTGCCGTACCAGTCCTTTTCAATGTCATCAACGATAGCAATAAGCTCAAGACTGATGTTGTAGCCTGCATTGTTATTTGCAACTATAACAGGCAAACCGTCTGCATATACGGTAGTTGATTCACCGCTTGGTTCTGCACCTACTGTTCTGCCGCCGGCTTTGTCAGACTTAAACCACTTTACTTTGTCATATGTGATTGTACCTTCAGTTGTTTCTGTAAGCATTGCATAGCCTACTTTTGCGATAGTTTTGTTCATTGTCTTTCTCCTTTATTATTTTCTTTTAATTCCTCCACCCATTGCCTTTGAAGAGAGAATTAGTTTTTTAACTTCGTTTTCAAATTCTTTGTGAATTTGCTCGCTTGCAGGAGCAATGTGCACTTTTGGCATTACAGTTCCGCCTTTTCTGCTTGCGTGAGGTTTTTCGAGCAAGTGTGTAAGCCTGTATTCTTTGCCTGAGGCAAAGACCGTCTTTTCATAGTAAGCATTAAGTTCGTTTGTAACTTTTACTTTGAACGATCTGCGATATTTTTTTCTTTTGCCAACAGGTGCCGCTTTTTTAATTGCTTCTTTAAGCTCATCTGCTTTAGTATCAACAAGTTGTATTACGCCCATTTGTATGTCTGCTGTATATCCTGCAACTTCACGAGATATAGTTTCGCCAATTCTGTCGATACCGCATTTTTTGTTGCTCATATTTTGTAATCAACTCTTACTTCATAATATGATACACACATTTTTTCTGCCGCAATCCACGCTCGGTTAGTCTTTTTCCAAACAAGATTATTGCTATTAAGCCATTCTGCAAATTTTTCTTCGCTTGCATGGTCTGTTCTGTCTGTATATAGCTCAATATCAATCTTACTATATAAAGTAAAAATAACTTTTCCGTCTGCATATACATTTTTATCTTCATCTTTGAAATATGCAATAAACGGAGTTTCAACCGGCTTGCTAAAATCAGCCTCAGCAACTTTGAAGTTACAAGTTTCAAGTAAGCCGACAAAATCATCATAATTTTTAAAAGTCATTTGCTTTCTCCTTGTATAAGCCTCTCTGAGATAAAGATAAAATAGTGCAAGGCGGATTTTTGCATCTGTCATGCTGAACCTGCTCAATTTTGTATCTTGTGCAGTCAATTACCAAAGCCATATCCGGCTGAATTTTCTCATCACAATGTATATGTATCACTTTTGATAATTCAATATCATTTTGTTTTGCGCCGTAATAACGAGTAACTCCAACTTTTTCGTTGCCAAAGCGATACTTTCGTGCTGTGTTAGCAATAATAGTATCGTTTTCGTCTGTATCAAAAACAAAAGCTACACCGTCATTAAATGTCAAAAACTTAATATCACTTTGAGTCATAAGCTTTTACCTCATATTCTTGCCTTAACATCAAAATATCCGCTGCAAAGTTGTTGTCAAACTGTTCTGTTGCGTTGCTGTAAGCATATCGGCAGTAGTCAAACAACAAACTTCTTGCTCTTGTAGAGCGTATGAAATCCTCATCAGTTAAGGCAGGATGGAAAGAACGGAGGTGTTGCTTGCCATTTTCAATTATGATATTAATTTTTGATTTTGCGCTATCGTCAGTTTTGATGTGTTCGCTGTCAAAATCAAGCATATTAATCACATCATCAATTAACTGTGCCATAATTCAACACCTCCTGCTTATTATGTTGATGATTTAGAATTGAGAGTAACCTCGATAGCGAGCGGTTCAAGAGCGCTGATATCAAGCTTTAAGAAATCAGTTTCATCATACGAGAAACCTGTTGCGAATGTTTTAATTGTGTATACACGATTGTCTTCGAGAAACTGGTTCTGATCAGAGTATTCGAGTTTACCGCCCTTGCCTGTCGATACGCAGGCTTTGTATTTAGAAAGCTGGCCAAGAGCAGCAGTGCCTACTGCAATCATTTCAGACTGAAATACTCGTGTAGGATAAGGAAAAATGTTGTTTTTATAGCTACCGTCAGTAGCGAGAACAGTAGTTGCAGGAATAACCTTGGTGAGGTAATCAACAGGATTGACAATTAAGTCAACAAACGGCACTGACTTGGTTTTGCCGCCTTTGCCTTTTGCAATCTTACCGATCAGAGGCATATATGACTTAATATCGAGTTTTGTAACTTTAGTCGCCGTCTTGTCAGGATATGCACCTGCGGTTACTGAGCCGTTAATATTCTTGAGAATACCCACAGGCTTGTTCTTGCCGTCACCATTGATAAAACCGTCTTCAAGTCCGTAAGCAAGAGCATCAGCAAGAATTCTGCGAACATAAGCGTCAATGTATGTAGCTCCGAGTTCAAGCATATCCTTTGGAACAGGAATAAATGCTGTAAGCTTTGATGTTGAGAAGTCTTTTTCTTCAATGGTTCCAGCGAGCTCCTGTGCAATCTGAGAATTAAGAGCGCCCCAAGCCGCCATTTGTTTTGTATCAGTTGCAAAAATTGCTTTCACTGAGCCGTAAGTGTTTTCAATATTGATAGCATCAAGAAGTGGATGCTCATTTGAAATGTCTTCGAGAACTGTATCAATTACAGTCTGCGGAATAGTTACATCAAGACCTGCAAGGCTCTGCTTAACATCAACAGCCTTTGAAGCTGTCTTAATGTTATTGTAAAAGCTCTGTTCCGCCGATGTAAGCTGTCTGAAACCCCTTTTGGCGAGAATGGCATTGTCAGCAGTTGCACCTACTTCTGCTGCTGTGTCAATAATAGTCTGCTGAAGACTTGTAGCGTACTGCTCAAACGCAGATGTCATCTTAGCTTCGTCTTTGTCTGCGAACGCTTCCTTCAACTGCTTTGCAAAATTTGTTTTTGCATTGTTAATAAAATCAAGATTTTTCATTTTTAATCTCCTTTATAAATAATTTTTGTTTTTGAAAAATGTTTCAAAAAAATCAAAGCTGTCTTTTTCGTGCTGAGTGGTGTTTGGTTCCTGTGGCGGCTTTTTACCGAGCATTTTCGTGAGTTCTGCCGCTGCTTGTTTTGCTTTAGGATTTTTTCTCTGTTCTGCTTGTTCAACAACTTCTTTTGAATCCGTTAAGTCAACAGGGTCAAGAATTTCATCACACAAGCCGAGTTCGAGCGCCTCCTGTGCAGTAAGGAATGTTTCAGCGTCAAGCAGTGGTTCAAGGGTTTCTCTCGTAAGTTTATCACCTGCGTGTACGAGATAAGAATTAGTGCTTGCTTCGCTGATTTTATCAAGCTGTTCTGCATATTCTCTATGTTCTTTAGCGTTACCGCAACAAGCACCGATAGCGTGATGAATCATCATAGTTGTATTAGACGGCATTATGATTTTATCCGCTGCCATAGCTACTACACTTGCGATTGAACACGCCATACCGTCAATATACGCAGTAACAGGTACATTCTGCCTTTTTAACAGATTGTAAATAGCAACACCTTCGTCAACATAACCACCGATAGAATTGATATACAGTTCAATACTGTTAATAGTTCCTGCTTTATCAATGGCTTTTCGGATATACTCTGCACTTGTAGTTGAACCATAGTAATAACCCCAACAGTCTAAATACCCCGGTTCAATTTCACCGTACAAATAGATTTGCAAGACATTTTCATCCGCAATCTGCTTGATTTTGTAGTTTCTTTCTTTCACTGAGTTTCACCACCTTTCAACACCTCATCTGATGTCTGATAGTTCTTTGTAATGTAATATTTCTGTGCCCATTCTTCTTCGCAAGGCAGCATATTACAATACTTTTGAGCCTTGGCAGGGGAAATAACACCGCTTGCTATTGATTTGTCAAGGTTATTTGCATTGCTTATCGCATCTATATGCTTAACTGTTGTTGTATCAATAAGCATATAATTGCCTTTTAGAAATTCGGAATTTCCGAATTTCTTTTTTGTGATTTCCTGCTCGAACATTTGAGCAAGAGGATCTACAGCATTTGCAATAGCACAATCCATAGCGTCTGAAAGCATAGATGCCTCGCCGCTAAGAATAGCCGGCGGAATGTGTAAAGCGTTTCCAACAGTTGCATATGCCTCTGCTCTTAGCTTTTGAATATCGGTAATTTCACTGTTTGTAGTTTTCCCTGCCTCTGTTGCAGGCTCTGAATACTTCATTCCTTTGAAAACAGGTAATACAGCATTCTTTGACTCATAATATTTTTTGAACTGCTTTCCGAGAATTTCAGAAAATATTTCGTTAAAATCTTTATCGCCAAAGTTGAAGTTTTCAAAAGTTACTATACCTTTATGCCCTACGGCTTTATTGTAGCGCTCTTGAGCAGACATCATAAGCTGCTCGTATGTAGTGCACATTTCGGCTAATAAGCCTCTGAGAGCAAAGCTGTTGTACTTTAAATAAATTACTTCACTTTCACTAAAAGTACGCTGATATGTAAAATTTCGGCAAGTTACACTTGTAAAAATATCATCAAAAACAGCATATTCAGTTTTGCAATAGCTATCTGCAATGAGCAACTGATTATCAGCAGTTGAAATAATTAACAGTTCGTTGTCAAAAATTAATTTTGAAATCGCCTGTGTTAAAAACTCGACTTTCGTTTGATGTTTGTTCGGTGCATAATTCCACAGATAATATTCAAGACCTTTGTACTCCTTGTTATCAATTACAGTAACAAATTCGCACTTGGCAATGCTTTTGGCTATAAAATCAATTGCAGTAAACAGTGCAAGCTCTGTTAGCCTAAACCGCTGCTCGGCGGCAGAATAACTATCATCAAAGCTGTTGTCATTTTCTTGAGGGGCTGCTTTAATTTTTCTGCGGAAAAAACTAAAAATATTCAAAATATCACCACCTTATACGCTATACGCTGATAGCTTTAAAAAATTTTTTAAAATTGTCTGTTGAAATAGGCTGGCTTTGTTTGAGCAAATCTAATTGTGTATATGCTGCTACAAAAGCCATAAAGCCGTCTGTTTTTCTCGACTTTGGCTCGATTTTGCCGTAGCTGATATTGCCATTTTTATCCTCTGTTGCAGATGTATTGTTCGTGTACCAACGCATTAACGCCGAATCACCCCATACGATTTTATGGTTTGCAAAATCAGACGCTATCAGCGGAGCTACCAGCATTTTATCTGACGGCCGAACGAGTTTTAAGTTATTAAGACCCTTGCGGTCACACTCAAATCCACACTCCAATAGAGGACTTTTGAGCAAAGTGTATCGGTAGTTATCCAACGCTCCTGCTATGATGTTGTAGTGTTTTTTCTGTTCTTTGAGCCATTCTGCAACAATTTGTGGCGGTATTTCTGCACCATCAACTCGTTGTAGGTCAGGCTGTTTATCATACGGAAATTTAATTCTGCTGAGGTCAGCGGATTGTGAGCAATACCACGACATCGGTTTCCAAACAATTTCGTTATCAATCATAAACAGCAAACCTGCTCCGAGAAAATCTGTTGTTTTAGTATAGTCAAGACCAAATACACAAGTTTTGCCTTCCAAATCGGGTAGCGGTCTGTTTGTGGCTTTTATGTTTTTCCACGCTGTAACCGGGTGCATTTCTGTACCTTTGGGGATATTCATACGCTTAGTCATAAAAGATGAATTGTTTACTTTGTCACGCTTCCAATCCTCAAATTCCTTTTGAATTTCTCTTAACAAATTTGGAAAATATTGCAACGACGGATTTGCTTTGTACCAATTTTCTTGCTCATATACCTCTTTTTCATTGTCTAACCTGCATATGAAATAAAGAGTGCCGTTGTCAGGTGCATCACCATTCAGCACTTCAAGACCTGCGGCAAGCTCGTTGTCAAGCGGCCCGTCCCGAACATCTCCCATAGTTGTAATTGTTGTTCTGCGTGGCATAGCTTTTTTGCCTAAGCCCGTTGTGAAAACATCAATGAGCTTATAATTTTCATATGCATGCTTTTCATCAAAGTCGACTTTACCGGGTCTGCCTCCGTCTTTCGTTTTGCTGTTTGAAGTTCTGTATCTGATTGTTGAATTAGTCTTTATGTTTGTAATCTCTGTTTTGTTCCACTTAAAATGCCGCTGCATTTTTGTAGAATTGTTTTCCAAAATTTCGTAGATGTCATTAAAGGTTGTGCTTGCTTGCTCTTCTGATGTTGCACAAATGTCAATATCGTAATTGCGTATGCCGTTGACAGGCGTGAGCAGAGCAAAATCTTCAAATGCAAGATAGCCATTTTTTCCTGCGCCTCGCCCGACCACACAAACTAAATCGGGAAATCTTAATACACCCGGTGCGGAATATGTGCAATTATGCAGAATAAAACAAAACTTTTCCCACGCAAATAATTCGTATGGAAAATATTTCTGTAGAGCAAAATACTTTTCAACCTGCTCACTGTCAACATAAACTTGCTCATTTTCGAATACTTTTTCTATGAAATTTACAAGCTGTATTTGCTCTTTGCATACACGATATTGACCGCTTTTTACTTGCTTTATGTAATCGTCAAGGTATTTACAGTTCGTCATTTACATCACTTTCGACCTTGTCGATTGATAGCCCCATTTGCGATAGAATCGCAAGTCTTTGCTTGTTGTACATTATTGAATTTTTCACTGACGGATTGTCTTTAGTATATTCTTTACCTGTCGAGGAAATTGCCTTGTATGACAAGCCGTTTTTCTTGATGTCAGCTTGCATTTGTCGTTCGAGTTTAGTGTAGAAAATGTAACTTTCGATTAAGTCACGATACACATCAATGTCTGCTCCTTTTAATGTGAGTTGTTCAATTAAGCTTTCTTTGATTTTTGCCATTTTAACTTGTGCCATTTTATTGATCCTTTCACAAAAATTTCTCGTGCGTGCGTGCGAGGACAAATTGTCTACCCTGTACACCGTTATCCACACACTTGAGGTAAATGCGATTTTTGACCCCGGGGGTGCTACCATTTCTCGGAAAATTCTTCTGAAAAAATTTTTTCTTGCAGTTTGTGATGCTCTTTGTAATGACAATCTTTGCACAGACATTCAAGATTGTTGATGTCAAGAGCAAGGTCAGGTCTTGCTTTAAGGTACTTCTTGTGATGCACCGCTTCACAGGGGCTATATTTTCCTACGGCTCTGCACCGTTCACATTCATTGTGTTCCATTGTACGCTTTTTATCTCGCACTCTTTGCCAGTCAGCGGTCAAATAGAACCTGTATGTTTTGCCGTCCTGTATTTGTTGTATTATCCATTCTGTTGTTACATTTCTTTTTATCATTTTGCAAATAAATAAGCCGCTGTATTAACAGCGACTTGATTAACTTTGTATTTTCTGAGCTTTGCTCAATTATATTCTAACACACCCTTAAGCGAACAAACGAACAACTTTCACCACTCATAGCGATTGCACATCATACGCACTCCGTCCTCTGTATTCCCTCCGCCCATAATGAACGCTATTTCTTTCCAAGAACGCTTATCACGCAAATGCAAAATTAAGCAGCTGCCTTCTGTCGTTTCAGTTGGTATACTGCATATTGCAACAGCTCTTCTCGTTTCCGTGTTGTGTAATTTGTTTCGAAGGTCAGCTATTTGGGGCACTATCTTGTCAATGCTCCCTGACGCACTTGCTCCGTTTGCAGCAGTAATGTTTGAGGTAATGTGCGTTACCTCTGCTTCAAGAGTGGCTATCCTGACTCTGTAATTACAGATATTGTCACTCATTTCTCTGATTTGTTTTAGGTTCATTGTTTGTCAGCCTCCTTGTTGCAGTCAATTGCATAAATACAAAATGATAGCTTGCTCCAGTGAAGTCATTAACCCACATATCGTCTTTGTAAAAATAATATCCATCAGGCACAGGCAAAGCCTCGCCTTTTTCAAGTTTTTTGAATTCACGCTTTTTGCCCTCAACAACTGTTACTTCGGGCTTGGTTAGATTTCTTGATGTTCTTAACCTTTTCTTTCCGCAAACATCTTTGCGAATATATTTTGCAAGATCGGCAAAATTGCCGTCTTGATATAGCGGTGTGAAGTTTATGCCGTTTTTCCATTGCCAACACTCTGTTGCAATTTCTCTGATGCAATCTTCAATCACTATATGCAGATGCCAATTCTTGCCGAGCTTGCCACTTTCACAGTAGCCAATGTATTTGAATTGTACTCCTATTTTTTCTGTTCTGCGTTTGATTCGTTTGAAAAAATTATTAACAATCTTTTCAAACTGCTCCTCTGTGAATTCTCCTTTGGGCGCTGAAAAGCGAGCAAACCAATCTCCTTCGGTAAAGTTACAGAGGATAAGTCTTTGAGTATGCTGCTCTCCACGAATGCGGTTTGCAAGTGCTTGTTTTTCGTTTGTTTTTGCTTGATTGAAATTGCGTGCAATGTTCTTTTTGTTACGCTTGCGTAATGATTTATAATATTTTATTTCGAGCATAGGCCCTGATTTAACTTCACATTTATATATGTACATTTTATAAATCCTTTATTATATCATTATTTTTTATAGCGGTCACTTAATTAATTACTTGAGCAGGATATGCAGGGGCATTTCAGCCCCTGCGATTTTTACTTGAAATATTCAAGATATGATTTTGCTATGCCTTTGCAATTTTCAGACTTTACAGGTACACGGTGAGCAATAACATTGAGATTGTCGCAATCAAGCTCTTTGTATATTTCCGCTGCTCTGTTCTCTTCTGTGGATTTATAGAATTTAAAAAGCAAATCTACAAAAGGTATATTTCCAAAGCGGTCGAAGAAGAGTTTTTCATTTTGTGTAAGAGCTTGTACACATTTCTGCTTATACTCTTCATCAGCTTCTGCTTTTATAAATAATTGATTATATACATCTTGTTTCGTGAATAAGTCAATAATCTCGACAGCTGTTTTTAATGCATCAGTATCTTTGTTATTAATTTGATGTGCAAGTTCTGTAAGTTTGCAAGATGTTTCTCTCGTTCGTTTAATCCATTCACGGTGCTCAATCTCTGCGAAATATGTTTCTGTTCTGAATCGTCTGTATTCGCTCAATAACTTGTATTTGACCTGCACACAACTTTTAGCCGAGAGCAAGCCGATTTTGCCGCAACTATATATAGCTGACATCGACAGCACAAACCAACGGTTGTATGTATCAAGACTGTTTATTATATCTGTATCAATTTCACCTGCGATAAATCCGACCGCAAGTTTGTCAAGTTCACTCAGAGTGTCAAAGTTACCCTCTTCTGCGACTTCTTCGACTTTGGTTTCTGCTTTTTCATTTTTCATTGTTATTCTCCTAAATTAAGATATTTAAGAATTTTATCCTGTGCTTTTTTGCAGCCATAGCAAACAGCGACTGCATAACCTTTTTCATTCAGCTTTGCAAGCCATTCGTCTTGCTTTGCTGTTGTTTTGTTCTTTCTCCCTGTATATTTTTCGTAGCAGTTGCACACCACTCCTCTGCTCCTCGCTAAGCAGCGTGTAAAATGCCTGCAATTCTCACAGCTTTTCATCTTCACTGTCCGCCTTTAGCTTTATGTACTTAAGCAGTACAGCCGAGGCCTCCTCCCAGCCATAGCAAACAAGCGCCAAATTGCCCTGCTCTCTCAGTCTCTTTATCCATTTTCGCTGCTTTTCAGTCGCTTTGTTGTTGCCCACCTTGAGTTCAATGTAAAGTGCGTGATATTTCCCCCTCGATACAGGCAAACACAAATCAGGCACACCGGCTCTCACACCTTGCCTTTTAAGGTTAAACGCCTCTTTCTGATTTCTCTTGCCACCATTTGGTACATGATACAGCAAGTCAAGCTGCGGATAAGTATTTCTCGCATACGCAACCCAGTTGAATAGCTTAATCTGCTCATACGCCTCATTTGTCATTTTGCCTGTTCTCCTTTATCAAACAACATCTTTTATATTTCTTTCCGCTTCCACAAGGACAAGGTGCGTTCCTATGACTATTCTTAGGTGGGTGATATGTAACGGTAGCGAGAAAAGATATATTACAATCTTGTGTATAATACTCACATATGTCAGCAGGTTCTTTAGTTATATGGGCTTTCATTCTTGCTCACTCCTTAATTTCAAAATCTCGTGATATTCTTCATCGTTTAAGTTAAGTCCTGTTTTTACATATACGCAATCAACGCAATAACTTGAGTATTGCAATCCGCATTTTTTACAAGGCATTGTTTTTACTCCTTATCCATCTTTGCACCGCAATAAGGGCAATAATTATACAACTCGTCTTTCCAAGAAACTAAAAATAAATAATTATCGCATGCTGAGCAATGATATTCAGTGTACCCTAAAGCATTTCCAGTCGATACCCACTTTCCGTGTTTAATCTCTCGCATACGCAACCCAGTTGAATAACTTAATCTGCTCATACGCTTCATTTGTCATTCAAGCACCTCCAAATCACCAAGATAATCAGCCACAATTCCGTACGCACGCAGCATTCCCCAACTTATGTAATCGTTTCTGCCTTTTCGACTTTTTTCTGTTGTTAAGACTGTCCAACTTGTCTTGTTCACTTTCATTTTAACTGTGTACGGATTTGAAATAACTTTGTTACAACAATCACACTGATAGACTCTCATTTACTTTCACTTCCTTGTAAAACTCATATCTGTTATCTTTGTTTTCATCTTTTATTGCAATTGCTAAATCTTTTGTGCTTATTTCGTCTAAACTGTTAATACTTTCTGTTGCTCTGTCAATCAATAAAATTCTTTCATCGTTTGCAACTGCATCAAGCACATCAGAACTATAAACTGCTTCATACTTCCTCATTTTTTTACGCCTCTTTCATTAATTTTCTTTGCAAAAAACTCCGCTATCAAGATACTTCTCAAGTTTATCTCTTGTCATCACTCTTCACCGTCATTAATAGGCATAGGCTGATTCCAACACTTAACGCAGTTACCGTCTTTTCTGCAATAATCTGCACCCATAAGTCCTAATCTATAAGGACAAAAAGTGGGTGTTCCGTCATCATTGAGCAGAACATTCGGATGATTCTTTAAGAACTCACTCAAATATGTTTTTGGTGGATGTTCGTCGCTCCACTTTTGCATAATTGCAATTGCCTTTTCGGGATAGAGCGTTTCAAAGTCCGAACACCACATCGTAGAACCATTATTTAAATAGCTCAAAGGGCAGTCAGCACAATTAAGTTTACATGCATATCCACCGTGATTTAGTTTATGTTTTTTCGTCATTCTTTGCTTTTCCGCAAGGTAATTTTCAGTTTTCGTACAATCAATCATTTTCTTTATCCTCCTTATTTATAGCCAAGTGTACTTTTGTAATTCTTCTTGTTTTTTCGCCTCTTTGCGCTTTAGAAGAGCTTTTTTCCGAGCTATACGCTTACTTTGTTCGTCTGCTTCATACTGTTTCATTGTACTTAATCGAACGTCCTAAATTGTTCAATGCTATTTTTGACTGTGAGTATAGTTTTTCAATCTTATTTACAAATTCGTCGTTAATCACATCAACAGGAGCAATAAATGCATATGCTATCAAGCCAAACTTGACGCATACATATTTCTTGCCATTAATCCCATCTCTTATAGTCAAACGCATATCACCATTTGGCATATCGGTAAACGGAGCTAAATATTTTATATCAACAAATAAAATTCCCTCTTCGGTCGAAATCGGTATGACTATCTTATCTTTGATTGCTATTGTAATATCCCACATCTCAGCATCTGATTCATTTGGATCACTGTCAGACACTAAGATTTGAGGAGTGCCAACAAAAAATTCAAAGCAACACTTGTTTCTCTGAGTATCGTTAATATCATAGAGCTTGCATATGCTGTCTTCTGTCAGCATTGGTAAACCTGTGATAGGGTAGCAGGCGCTTCCGTCAGAAAGCCACTGCTCGTCATATTCGGCTTGATACACATAAAAGACTCCACTTTTCTTGCAGATGTCAAAGCACTTTTTTGTTTTCATTTTTCTTACACCTCTTTTCACTCACAACATCTGATATAATCTTTCCTACACGCACTAAAGCTGTGTATTCGCCGTAGCTGTAATATGTGTTATGTATTTTGTTATACTTAGCAATCTCAAGACATACCAAATCAAGATGATCAAGTTTTTTCCGTTTCATATCATTTCTCCTTAAAAAAAGAGCAGCCGCACCTGCTCCGCTGTAACATATGCAAGTCAGTATTATATTTCAGGAAGATTATGAAGTTAATATATAATAAGCCGTGCGGAGCTTATTAACTTAATTAAATTTATAAGCTATGCTGTCAAAATAGCTTTTTGCAATTTCTCTGAGCTTTTCGCCCTTGTCAGGGTCTGACCCGGCTATTTTGGCAACGCTTTCAGTGAATTTATCAGTGTTTCGTTGTATCTCTCCGAAATACAGCGTAGCCGTCACAAGCTCGGCGTCTGCATTCTTGTCAAGCCTGCCTGCCATTTCCTCAGCCTTTTTCAGCGCCTCTTTTCTTTCCTGCTCGGCGGCTTCTATCTTTTCCTTGTACCGAGCGTCAATATCAGCCCTCAGCCTGTCCTTTTCTTCGTTCAGCCTGTCGCTGTATTCCTTTTCGGCTTTTTTTACAGCCTTTTCCGTAGCCTTTTTAACAGCAGCTTTCTGCTCTGACTTTATTTTTGCGTTTTCCTCCTGCAGATTTTTCAGCTTTTCGGCAAGCTCGGCAGTTTTCTTTTCCGCTGCACGTTTAATTTCCTCCTCGCTCGGTGACTGCACCGCAACCTCAACAGGCCTGCTTTCAAGCTCCTTAACCTGCCTGCGTAGCTCCTCATTTTCCGACAAGAGGATTTCCTTGCTCTTCTCGTTGTCCTCAAGCTCATCAGACAGCAGACTTATCTGCTCTCCCTGCTCCTTACTCTTCTCAACAAGCTTCTTAATTTCAGATACCGACATTCCCTCAAGGTTGTTTTCTGTAATAAAATCTTCCCTGTCCACCGCACACACCTCGGTAAGTAGCTGTAATTTCGTAATGCCGAGTGATGCATTTGACTGCAAAACCGTGCTTCCGAGCTTTTCATAAACGCTTATGTAGTTATAAGCCTGCCTGCGCTTAATTCCGCAAGCCCTTTCGGTGTAGGCATCAAAGGTTTCAAAGCCGAGCGGCTTGTACAACTGCCTGTCCCTGATTGTCTTCAGGCTTTCGCACAGCGTTACCATTGCGTTTGCCGCCGTCTGCTCCGCCTGTAAAATGCTCTGATGCAGTGACAGAGCGATCTTTGTATCTGCGTTAAGCTCCGTAATGTTAAAATCCGTAATATTCATTATGGTTATGCCCATTAAGCTACTGTCTGACATTTTTCTATGCTCCTTTTAATTGGTTCTATTTTTTCTTTTATCCACTTGTCCATAAATTCCTTAACGCTCTGAGGATATGCGCAGTTTCCTAGTCCTCTGCACTGCTTAATATTCTGAGTGTCAGGATTAAGTTCTAATGTAAAAAATGGCTTATCCGGCTCTGTCTTCTTCCTGATAAACAGAATAATTGTTTTCGCAGTCGCAACCGACCTTGCGTAGGTAGCCACGCAGTGCTTTAACTGCTTGCCCTCATCCTTTATATCGTTGTGCCTTGTCGGCGGAGTGATGATAAAATTCTTATCCTCAAAGCCGTATAACTTCTTATATCCTGCGTATTGTCTTGCAATCTGCGGCAGCTCGCTGTCCTTAAATTCCTTGTCTTTAATGATTTTATACGCCTCGTCGTGCGCTTTTCGGAAATTCCTCGGGTACAGCACATCCAAATTATTTAAATCGTATTCAAGCAACTCTGCATATTCTATGTAGTCCTCATAGTCACCGGGGAAATTCCTGCGAGGGTCACACCACCTGTATGCATATTCCTCCGCAGGTCCGCAGTTTTCGCTTTCCCATTTCCTGAAAAATTTGTTGAACTGCATCAGCGAGCTGTGCGATAAAATCATCTTCATAAATTTTTCGCCGGCATTGGTCAGTGTTGCAATGTGAAGAAATTCCGTAAATTCCTCTTCGTTAAATCTCCTGCCGCTTTTTTTGTACGAAAAATACAAATCAAGCTGATTGAGAGTCGGGTTTATCTTTCTTAGATACGGCAAATCATCCTTAGTAATTCCCATTCCCTTTCGCAAAGAGCCTGCCGACAGATTATATTGACTTACCGCACTTTTATTACCGTAAATGCCGAATACAGTTATAAAAGCCTTGGCAAGGTTAATCAGCTTGTTATTAAGAAGATTGTCAAAGAAATTGACATTCATAACAGCGTCATTTATTCCCTTGTAATCACTCGGGTTTACTGTGCGAGCAATCCTTCTGAAATCTATGTGATATTTGTTAAAGCCCTGCCGCTCCTTAAAAATCCTGTTGAGATTATCAGGGAAAATCCACCCTATTGACGAGCTGCACCGGTTGCCTCTGCGCCACTCTCCGCCCCTGTAGCTTTCATCAAGAAAGTACTCTGAGCAAATATTAAGGCTGTTGTATTTAAACTCAACAATAGTCCTCTCTACCTCTGTAATAGACTTTTTCGGCTGTTCGTTCTGACAGAATGTCCAGTTAATGTCAAACCGTCTTGCGCAGAACCTGTCTTTCTTGAACGGCTGCAAATACACTGCCTGAGTAAATCTGTTAAATCCGTTTGTATTCCTATAAGCCTTCCTCGGCAGAGCCTTGCACAGCTTCTTGCAGTGCGGACATCTCACTGTATCACCCCTTTTAACCCTCGGTATAATAGCCTCTTCATCACACTCCGAACAGCGTCCTGTGGTCTGCTTTTTGTTGCTGTAGTCGTAAAAAATATAGTAGCTGTCCGCCATAACGGTATTATTTATAAAATCATAAAAAGCCTTGGGCAAAGGTCTTATCTCCCGCATTTCAAAGCTTATGCTTTCCTTTATCCGATCGTATTTCGCCTTAAGCCGTCTGTCCCTTATCCTGTCCTGCCACAGGCTGATATTTTCCATTCCGCCTTTATCATAATGCACAGCGTATCTGTCACAGCTTTCAATGTATTCGGCAATAACCGTATCGGTCCTGTCACTGAAGGGGTAATATCTGCAATTGCACCAGTAGCCCTCCACCGTTCTGAACAGACTTACCTCGCTCGTCCTGCCGTCAGGGAAAACCGTAAACCATTTGTCAGCCGTCATAAACAGCCTGTACTTAAACTTTGCACCGGGCGCAGGAGTAAACATATCAACAATCAGCACCTCCTCACCTGTTGACTTGTACACAAAGGCGTCGTAAGCGTAATTAAATCTTGTCCTGATATATGTACCGTTTTTTTCTTCCTCAATCGCCTGCATAACCGGAATATCCGCCCTTGCCTTGTCAATAGGCAGGGCAAGCAACTTTTTTCTCTGCACAATTCCCACCTCACAGCAATTCCATAAGATTAATATACTTGCTCTTGCTCTCGCTCTGATCAGGCTTTGCCGCTGCCTTTTTCGCCGCTTCTGCCGCCGGAACTCTCCAATACTCGGGCGGCAGCACATCAGGCACCTCAATTTTGTAGAAATCGCAGATTTCTTCCATAACCTTCATCGGGTCGGCAAGCCTCTTGCCCGTAATCTTCTGTACAAGTGCGGTCAACTGCATTTCCTTGATTTTTAAATTCTGCAAAACAATCTCCGCACTCTCCGGCATATATGCAAGTATGTCAATCAGCTGCTGCATCACATTCCAGTTGTTACTGAATTTTGTGTAATTCTTACCCTGCAGATTAATCTCTGCAATCACTTCGTTCAATTTATCCATATTTCCTCCTTGATTTTTTAAGAGAGAAAAGATATAATTAATATGGTAAATATTTTATATCTTTTCACTTTGCCGCCAGCTGTGCATTAGCTGGCGGCTTTGTCTTTTGCATTTAAAATGTAGTCAATCTTCGACTTGCAAGCCTTGATGTGTTCTGTTGTTGGATTTTCAAGGAGTTCCGCCATATCTTGTAAAATATACGGAATAGTGTCGATGAAGTCGGGATTGTAGTCTGTGTTCTCGTAGTCGTAAAGTTTGCGAATACAGCCGTAAAACTCATTCGGCACATCTTTACAATCGTGCATTTTGCCGTAGATGTCCTTAACCTTGATTTTGCTGCCTTGATTTAAAGTTAATCTTTTCATTAGCTACATTCCTTGCTTATAAAATCTGTAGCACGATACAATGTCACGCAGTCGCCGTCAAGGTCATCGTCGTAATACTGTGCTATCTCATCGCTCATTGCTTTTATAATCACAGCGTAGTAATCTTCTTCCCATTCTTTCGCCGCTTCAATTATTTCATCAAGCGTAAACTTGCCTTTAGCTTTTCGAAGCTTCAGACACCAGCGCCCCGAAGCATCGTATCCGCTTTCGATTGTTGTCCCTTTTTTCATCTGTTACACCCCCTTAATTTTTCGCTGCGTATTTGCAGCACTTAATAAACTTTTTGCAGTTTTGTGCAACACGCTTAATGCCTGTTGCTCTGTTGCTGAGTTTGTGCCTGTCAAGGCTTTCTTTGGCTTCCGCTACATAGTTAAGTATATCCTCAAGCCTCTCGGCGGTTACTGTATCTAAGCCTTGTAGAGCTATGATCTCGCCGTCTTTAATGCAGATTTGTAAGTTTTCAAGCTTACTCATATCCGTTTGCTCCTTTCTTGAGATTTTCGAGCAGTTCACGCTCTATAATCACACAGTCCCTCAGATAGCATTTTGTGTTGCTGTTAATGCCATAGACCATATTATCATCTAAACATATTGCTGTTTCGTATGATACTTTCATCATAAAGCGTCCTAAATCATCAGAGAACACATCTCCGATTTCAACCTCCTTAAACGAATACGATTTAGATTTGTTGATAATTACTTCCATCTTTTTTTATTCCCTCCTGCGTTTCGTTGTAAGCCTTTTCGAAGTAAGCCTTTGCGTCCTCTTTAGATATTCTCCACTCACCGAACATCTTTGCCGCCGGCAAAACGCCCGACTGTGCTTTTTTCTTTAAACAATCAACCGAGAACCCCCAAAGGGTTGCCAGCAACGGCAAATCTATGTAGATCGGAACATCGTCCCAGTTGGTTACTGTTTTCTTAGCTTTCATGTAATCACCTCAATGAACCTGTGTTGTATTTCTCTCTAAAATATGATATTATTCAATAAATAGGGAGTTGATGGTATGTGGGCTGTTATTAGTGGCATTTTAGGTATATTAGGCTTTATTATCTCGCTTATAAATTTAATTCAATATTTGATGTCACGCAGAATCAATTTAGAAATTCAGATAAGAGAGTGTACTCTTCGCCAATATGCAAAGGGTCAGAAAAAGCTAACTTTACACTATCGGGCAAACAATAAATCTAACCTGCCTATTACTATTACCGATCTGCAAATCGTTATTAACAGTAGAGTTTATGATGAAAGCCTCTACACCTTTGAAATATTCGCTTATAAACATACAATAGATGATATAGTTGAATATGTGCCAACTTACAACGAACATTTACCTATCAATCTTCCAATGCTTTCATCACATGCTGGTTATCTCGTCTTTTTAGTTCCTGAAGATACTCCTGAAAATGTTTGTAAAGATTTGACCTTGAAAATTCGCACCAATCGTCATAAGGAAGTACAAAGGTCATTTGTACCGAATGAATTGGTAGTTCTCCGCCGAACTCTTCCAAAGAAATTTTGTAAAAATCACTCTGAATAGGATAAGCAGGGCGTTCAAAAGGAATTTGTCTTTCCGGCATTTCCTTTTTTCTTTTGCCTTTTAACATTTAATCACCTCTTATGCTGTCTTAATATGTTCAACGTTTTGAACTTTTGGATCAAAAAAATATTTCGGTATATCTTCATTACTAATTCCTAAAATCTCACAAGCTGTGCAGATTTCAGTTTGTTTCCATTGTGTTTTTCCGTTCATTTTTAAAGATATGCTTCGCTCGGATAAGCCCATTTTATATGCAAAAATGGCTCTAGTCCTACATTTTTCTTTAACCAGTCCTTCAAGTTTTCTATAATCGAATGGCATTTAATCAACTCCTTTGTAGTTCAATCTCTTTGAACAATTTTAGAATAACACAGCTTGATTACTATGTCAATACTTTTCTTCAAAAAAATTGAACTTTTTTTCAATATGCTATTGAACTTTTGTTCAAGATGTGTTACAATACACTTAAAGCAAGGTGATATAAGTGAAAAAGTATACAACTTCATATAGATTGAAACAAATAATGTCAGATTTAAATCTTAAACAAGTTGATATTCTTAATTTAGCTGCTCCATATAGCGAAAAATACGGAATTAAACTTAATAAAAATGATTTAAGTCAATATGTTAGTGGTAAAGTTGAACCGGGACAAAATAAATTATACATATTGGGTCTTGCACTAAATGTTAATGAAGCCTGGTTAATGGGATTTGATGTTCCTATGGATAGATCAAATTATAATTGTGATAGTAAAGAATTAACTCTTAATGCACACGAAAAGAAACTTGTTGTTGCATATAGAAATAAGCCTGAAATGCAACCGGCTATTGATAAGTTACTAAATATTAACGATGATTCAAGTGAAGAGTATGTTACAGTTTTAACCGCTGCGAGAAGTGATAACAACAGGCCTATTGAGCAAAGCAAATTACATAAAGATAAGCTTGAACTGTTAAGAAGTGCTAAGACAGTTAAAGATGATTCTGATTTATAAATAAAAACCACCCCATAGGTTACAATACCTATGAGGTGAGGTAAATGGATTATGGTAAATATAAAAACGCTCGTAATGCTTCGTGGCAATGCATATTAGACTACAATATTAATATATTGCCTGTTAAGGTTACAGATATAATTAATAAATCTGATAATATACGTTTGGTGAAAAACAGCGTTGCAAAGATACTTTGCAACGGCATAAGCGGTATAACCATTGTGGATAATGACAAATTTATTATTGTGTATAAGGATACCGATAATTCAAAGAGATGTCGATTTACAATAGCACACGAACTTGGGCATATTTTCCTCGGCCATATGATAGTAAATCAGACAACTTACAGAACATTTGCTGTGCAAAATGATACGGAGAGTTCAGCTAATATCTTTGCTCGTGACTTGCTCGCTCCTGCGTGCGTACTGCACGAATTGCAGATTTTAACCGCCGCGGAAATATCTCGGTTATGTAATATAAGTCTTGAAGCTGCGACATATAGATCAGAGCGTATGCAAGAGCTTGAAAAAAGAAATGCTTTTTATAAGCACCCACTCGAGCAAAAAGTTATAAAACAATTTAATCAATTTATTAATAAAAATAAAAGTCAGTCGTAGCACCACCTACGACTGACTAAAAAAGATGTGAGAAGAAAACGCACTCCTCTAAATCTATTTTACAATATATTATATATTTTGTCAAATATTATATTATGTGAGGAGCTTAGCAATGGGATTTTTTGATATTTTTAAAGTTTCACAATATAAGAGTGAAATTGAAACGCTAAAAAAACAAAATGATGAGTTAAAGCAAAAATTAAGCGAATTGTGCTTTGATGATTACGATACATCACAGAGAATTATTCAACAATTAAAGCAAGAAATTGAGAAAAGCAAAGAGGAAGCTTTAAATCTTGAAAATCAGCGTGCTTTATTAAAAAATAAGCTTAACGATGAAACTGAATCAACAAAAGAAAAGCTTAATGATTTAAAGATTAAAACAGATGAGAGAATACTGAGCTTAAATGTTGAAATTGAAAAAACAGAAAAGAAATTAAAAACAGCTAAAAACAAATTAGACAGAACGAAAGAGCTATACAAGAGTGTTGATTATTCTATATCTAATTTTTTTGAATATTCTCCTGATTTAGCAGAACTGAAATTATATAAATCAGAGTTTGATGAACTTGAAGAGTTGTCACCGTCTGTTATTCTTAAGCTACATTATATGGATGTTAAAAGTTTAAGAAAAGCATTTAAAGATAATGACAAACAAATCGAAAAAGTTTTATCACAATATCGTAGCAGGTACACTACAAAGGCGAATAAAGCTATTTATGATTTAATGGTAATAGCTTTAAGAGCAGAATTGCAGAATATCTTATATAATCTGAAATATGAAAAATTAGATAATGCTATTGAGCAAGTAAAAAATACTTCTCAAAAATATCTGAATATCGCAGCTCAAGGTAATCAGAATATAGCTGGAACTCTTACAAAATTTATAGGCGAAATAGAATATTTATTTATAAATGCTGTAAAAATAGAGTATAACTATTATGTAAAAAAAGAGCAGGCGAAGCAAGAGCAACTTGCTATTAAAGAGCAAATTCGTCAAGAAGCTGAAGAACGCAAGGCACTTGAGCAGGAAAAGAAGAAGATTGAAAACGAAGAACTTAAATATAACAATGAAATTGAAAAATTAAAAGAGCAGTTAAAAGCTTCGGCAGATGAAGAAAGTAAAGCTTTAAATGCTAAAATTCTCGAATTGCAAGCAAAACTTGCTGATGTCACTATTAAAAAAGATAATATCGTTCAACTTCAAAATGGTAAGGCAGGTAATGTATATATTATAAGTAATCTTGGATCGTTCGGTGAAAATGTATTTAAAGTTGGTATGACAAGAAGAATTGACCCGCAAGACAGAGTAAACGAATTAGGAAATGCTTCTGTACCATTTAAATTTGATGTACATAGTTTCATTTTTTCGGAAGATGCTGTTGGACTTGAAAGTAAATTACATAGCATTTTGAACGATAAAAGAGTTAATAAAGTCAATATGCGTAAGGAGTTTTTCTATACTACAGTAGATGAACTTGAAGAGCTTGTAAACAAAATTGAGCCGACTGCTGAATTTAATAAAACTATGCTCGCAGAAGAATTTAGACAATCTCAATCATCTAATGAAAATTATACAAATGATTACACAATAGATGAAGAAGATGAGTAAATAAATCCGCCCTAAAATAATACTTTGCTCTGCATTCTTGGCAAAGTTGTGGGATTTTACAATATTATGTAATAAATTATTTATCAAAAGCTATTGACACATAATAAATTATGTATTATAATATATACATAAAGGGGAGATAAAGTTGAAAAGCTATACTTCAAGAGATGTAATCAAAATTCTTAATGCTGACGGTTGGTATGAGGTCGGTTGCGTTGGCGACCACCACCAGTTTAAACACCCAACCAAGAAAGGCAGAGTAACAGTTACTCACCCGAGAAAAGATTTTCCGATTAAAACCTTAAAGAGCATTGAAAAGCAAGCAGGTATTAAATTTGAATAATGCCTGCAATCCCCTTAAAACTATTACGGAGGTTTTTACTATGAAAGACAGATATTCGTTCATTGCAGTATTTGATGTTGCAGAAGACGGCATTTCTATTGAATTTCCTGACTTACCGGGTTGTCTGCCTTGTGCCGATACTATGGAAGAGGCATTAAAAAACGCTCACGAGGCACTTGGACTTCACCTTTGGGGACTTGAGCAGGACGGCGAAGAAATTCCCGAACCTACACAAATTCAGAACATCACACTTGAAAAAAATCAAGTCCCAGCTGTTATTGAAGTGTTTATGCCTGCCTTTCGTGACAAGCTCAACAACCGCTTTGTAAAGAAAACTCTTTCTCTCCCGGCTTGGCTTGCAGATATGGCAGATAAGGACGGCGTAAACTGCTCTAAAGTATTTCAAAACGCTTTAATTGATTATCTTGGAGTTAAACAATAATATAAAAAACCGCCCTGCTCGACTGGTCCTCGAACAGAGCGGAAAATCACCTACACAGGGTGCAGATGATACGATATAACGCAATAATATTGTATCACACCCTTGTAAATTTTTCAATGATTAATTTACAAGGGATTTTTGCACCCTTTTTACATTAAAAAGGAGTGTTTATAATGAAAAAACGCAAAGACGGCAGGTATCAAAAAAATATCTATATCGGACGAGATGAAAACGGCAAAGCTATGTATAAGTCTGTATTTGGCAAAACGCAAGCTGAGGTTACACGCAAAGCAAATGAAATCAAGCTAAAAATCAGCAAAGGTATGGATATTCTTAGCGAGAATATGCCGTTCTGTGAACTCTGCGAAAATTGGCTGATATACAAAAAGGATCTGCTTTCTTCTGACAAGCAGTATAAGAGTTATAAAACAAACCTTAAACCGTTTTCTGTATTAGGCGATGTTGCAATCAGCAAACTTGTAAAAGCAGATTTTCAATGTATCATAAATGACTATTTCGCACAAAATCCACATACAGGCAAACCGACTTCAAAGAAAACTCTGCGTGATTACAGAATGACCGCAAGGCAGGTGTTTGACTTTGCTGTTGAAAACCGCATACTTGACTACAATCCATTAACATATGTCAGAATACCGAAAAATGCACCTGTAAGCGAGCGCAGGGCATTGACCGAGCAAGAACAGCGCTGGGTTATGGAAATGCCACACAGAGCACAACTTCCTGCTATGATCATGATGCTGTCTGGTTTAAGATTAAGTGAATGCCTTGCGTTGCAATGGTATGACATTGACCTTGAAAATGCTCAAATTAGTGTTCATCAAAAACTTGTAATGACAGGAACTCCGCACATTGTGCAAGGCGCAAAGTCAAAGGCTGGCATACGAACAGTCAATATTCCCCACACCCTTGTGGATTTTCTGAAAAATCAAAAGAACCATAAACAATCCGACTTTGTTGTACTTACAACAAAAGGGGAGTTCTTCTCAACAACAGCGTGGCGAGAACTGTGGGACAGCTATATGGCAGACCTCAATCTTAAATACGGAGATTTTTCCGAATATGAGCGAAAGCCGAAAAGTAAGTTCGACCCAAAAGGCGTTCCGTTTGTTATTGAAAGATTCACCGCACATTATCTAAGGCATACTTTTGCTACAAACTTGTTCTTTTGCGGTCAAGATTTACTTTATGTTCAAAACCAACTTGGACACGCAAAGCCCGAAACGACTTTGAATATTTATACACATTTAGTGCAAACAAATCAGATTAAGAAAATCAATAAAATTATAGACCTAAACGATTACATCTCTGCGATTGCAGAACCGCAAAAAATGATGTTAGTCTGA